AGTAATTCGTTTAACAGAATCAGAATTAACTACAATTATTAAAAGAGTTATTTCTGAAAATCAAAGAGAACAAATGAGATATGGTAATAGGTCTTCAAGAAGACAATACAGTAGACTAACTGAATCAGAACTAAATGAAATGTTTGGTTTTAAAGAAAAAATCATGTCTGCCATTGATAAAGCTAGAAGTATCGCAGCAAAAGTAACCGCAAAACTTAGAGACGAATTTGATGATGAAGAAGCTCAAGAAGGTTTGGAAACTTTAAAAGACGAAGCGGGTGTTTCTAATTTTGGTAAAATTGCGTCGGCTATCGAATCAGGAGCTGAAGAAATCTCTGACAGAGAAGCTGAAAAATTAGGACAAATGGCTAATCAAGAACCAAGTGGTGAAATGGCTGAAGGTTTTTGGGCTGATACGGGTAAAAGATGGTTAGCAAGATTTATGGGTCTTATCGGAATCCCTTCAGGTGTTGCTGCAGGTGTTATCGGTATGGGTGCTATGGGTTATAATACTTGGGGTGGTAGTGCTTTTTTAACGAGAATGCACGATTTAATTGACGGTGTAGTTGGCCAATACGGAGGTCCTTTATCAGTTCTTACATTTATGGTTTCTATATTTTCAATTATATTTGTTGTCGCTAACTGGAACGCAGGTAAAAGAAGTGGTAGATAATTATAAAAACTATTAATATTAAAAAAGAGGACTTTAGGTCCTCTTTTTTGTTTCCAAGATATTCTCAAGAATTCTAATACGAAGTGTGAATAATTCGTACAAATCGTTTTCAAAAACCTTTGATAGTATCGGATAAACTAAAATCCAATACAAGAAATGTATAACCGCGGTTGACATTATATATCCAATACTTAACTCACCCATAATTAGTCGAACCAAAACTAACATCAAAGTTAAAGTACCAATGAATTCAAATCCTTTAGTGGTGAATGTTCTAAAAAACTTATGTACAAAGATTGCAAATTTAATTCTTGCAACTGAATAGTTTTTGTAGACACTAAGCTCTTCCATAAATTTATTGTAGTTTTCCATTTTTTTTATATTTTATGATTTTAACACTTTGTAATCAATATTAGTTAAAGATTCTACGCCTAATTTACTAATTTTTTCTAATATAAAGTCAATATTTAAATTATTTAATAAAAATTTTTCAAACAGTATCTTAAATTCACCTTCAAGTAACGTTTTATTAATGTTATTCTGTAATAAAACTTCTTCAGTAATATCCGAATAATGAATTAAAACTTCATATTCATTAAATAGATTAACAAGTAACACATTTTTTTCTTCAGTTAAAAAGGTGTACAGAATATCGTGACTTTCTTCATTTTCGAAAAACGCAATACCTTTAATTTCCTCAATCGTTAAAAAATCCCTCATTTTGTCAAAAATCACATCCTCCAAGTATTCTTGGTTAGGTTTCCCAACAATAAAAAAACCAACTTTTTCCATTTATTACATTTTAATTTTATTTTTACAATCAGAACATAGGTCTTCGTAATGACCTTCAGATAAAGCACATCCTTCGTTATGACAATGTTCTAATCGTAAAGTGTGAGCGTATTCGTGAATTAATGTTGATTTTAAATGTTTTGTTCTTGCAATTACTGTTTTACCACCTAATCTAATAGTATAACCTAAAAGTTTTCTACCTGAATCAGTATCAATAAGTTCTTCGTTAGTAACATATACAACTTTTTTACCTGAAATCGCTAAGTTAACCGCCGCAACATGAGAACTAAGTTTATTAGTGCCGTCGTATAGAATTGAAGATTCTACAGGTACAGTACCGTCAACAATACAACTAACCCCGTAATAATTCTCAAGGATTTTTTTGGACTCTTCTAAATCAGAATTTGATACGTTACCCAAACCTTTAACATATACGACATCATCGTATGTATTCATACTTGTTGTCTCAACAGGTCTTTGCTCAAGTAAATCACCTGTAAGTATGGTTGAGTAATCCCAATTATTTTTCTCTAAATATTCATATAGACCTCCAATAACAATCATTACTATGGCTACATATACAACGTCTTTTAAAAATGAGTAAGTTTTCATATCACAAAGATACACAAATATTTTTAATTTGCACTATAGTGATATAATTCATATAAAAATTTTTCATATTCATCTGAGTTTATGAACTCATCATGAATCTGTTGGTGTATGTCGTACATGATTTTAAAATAGTGATTCCGATAGGATTCGAACCTATGACCTACTGCTTAGAAGGCAGTTGCTCTATCCAGCTGAGCTACGGAACCATTTGATTAAATTTTCTTAACTTCGTATTTGTGCCCCGAGTCAGAATTAGCTTCAAAAATTGTTCGCATTTTTTCGGCTTCTTCTAAAGTTTCAAATTCCCAAATCTCAGTATTTGGATTTAGTAAGATAACAGGTAACCTTTTTTTGTCGTCTACCATCTTAACATGTTTAACAATTACATACATATTTTAGATTTTTTACAATCATAAACAATTTAAAATATTTTGTCAAATACTAAACCCACCTTTTCTCCTTTGATTATTCCCAAATACATTAGGTAAATCCCCTCTTCTATTTGGTTTTTTTGGGAACATTTCTTGTTTAAGTTTATTAATCGAATTCTGAGTTGGTATTATGGGGGTTGGTTTAGTTTGAGTAACTATCTCAGATTTTGTATTTTTTTTAGGGTTATAAATTTGTTTACCTTCTAAAATTTTATTTATTTGGTTATAATTAATTTCAACCTTTTTTTTTTCTTTATCTGGGGATAATGTGATAACATTAGTTAGTATATTTGTAATATTATCTTTTTTTTCAATAACCTCACTATATTTACTATTTCCATTTATTTTTATATTTGGTAAGTTAAGTATTTCACAATATTCAGTTATTAAGTTAGGTAAAGGCCCAAAAGTTTTCTTTTTTTTCATTAAATCAACATAGGTTCTTCTTAATGTTGATTTTAAATTTGTTTCAGGATGTTGGGTTAGACTATTATTATGAATTCTTCTATAAAAACCAATTCTTTTAGTATGGGTTAATTTTACTTTATTTTTATACAACCTACCCATAAGTTCACTATCCGCCGCACATCTCCATCCTTCAAACCCATTCATTTTAAGAAATAAGTCTTTATTTATCCCAAAAACTCCCTCTCCATAAGTTCTACTAGTTTTTATTTTATTATTAATGTTAGAAGATTCTTTCATAAAATCTAAATACATTGGTTTTATTAATTGACTATTTTTTTTATTAGACATAATGTCAACAATTAAATCATTGGTCATAATATCATCAGAATCAAAAAATAAAATATAATCTGATTTTGATTCTAATGATAAAGTATTCTTAATTATATAAGGGCCAACATTTTTATTGAAATAATAAAAGCTAATTCTTTCATCAAAAACCTTGTCTTTTAACAACTCTTTAGTTTTTTGACATCCATCAATACCTACTAAAATCTCACATTTTAAGTTTTGTATTGATTTAATAACTGATTCTAAACACTCAACTAATAAATTAAAATCGTCGTATGTAGGAATAATAATTGATAATATATAGTTATGTAACTCGTTACTTGGTTTAACCATGAAAGGATGTTTCAGATTAATCTCATATTCATTATTAAAATTAACTTGTGGTAAGTATAAATTTTTAATAGGTGTTATAACCCTATGTTTATTCCATAAATCAGAATAATCGTCGTTTACGTATAATAAAAAAGGTATAAACGCATAACAAGTATAGTTTGTTAATATTACAGTTCTGATTACCTCATCAATAACTGTTTTATTTGTTTCAATTTTATTAATAAATTCATTTAAAAAATTTCCATTAATTAACATACCAAAACAACCATAAACATTTTTAACACTATAAACCCATTTATTTATTTTTGTTAATGATGTATTTGGTTGACCATTAAACCCTAAATATACAATTTTCCAATCTTTAGGTAATAACTTCATTAAATAATCCAACCTACTATCAAAATCGCTTGATAATGTGATGTCATCCTCAAAAATTAAAACCGACTCCCATTTATTGTTATTGGCAAGTTTTAACATATTTAAATGGGATAGATAAGTCGCGTATTGTTTTTTTTCTGAATTTTTTATAGTCCCCTTAAACCCATCCAAATTAGTTATTTTAGTACCATCTACCGCCTCAAATCTACTTATGTTATGTCGACTTTTCTTAAATTCAATTTCCATTTTTTCTTTTCTATCTGTTCTTTTTGATAAGTTTAGATAGAAACCATTAATAATAGGTGTAGAATCATTTTGTTTATTTGGTCTTCCTTTAAACAGTTTAATTAAAGAATTGTTCATTTTTTCATTATCGGACCTTTGATTTTTGTTACGGCCATTTTCTCCATGTATATATAAATTAGGGAGATGATGGATTAAATTATCTTTAAATTCCGAAATACAAATCATTTTTTTCATACCACAAAAATCATATATATCGGTATTGACTTTACATTTAACACTATACTTCGATTTCCCAAAAAATTCTTTAAAGTCGTGTTTTTTTGAAATGTCAACTAACTGTTCTTTAGTTAGAATGAAAGTTGCTTGGTGAACATTGGTAAAATGTGCGAACATTTTGTTATCATACGATTCAACACTTTCGAAATCCCAATCATAGTCAGCGTGGTAGGCGGGATAGAATTTACCTTCATCATTTTCTTCATATTGAATTAACCCAGGTATTCTATTTTTGGGTAATATTTTACTGTATTCAATATGTTTATTAACGTGTGTTTCTTTAAATAAATGGTCATTTTCACCATAAATAAAAATATCATAATTATTTATATTTTCTATAATAGTAGCCCTACAGGTTAAAGGTAGAAGTTGGTAATTTTCCATTTTTTGGAAAAGGTTAACTTTATCTATGTTTGGAATGTTAAGAGGTATATTACTATTTACAATGACAGTAACATCGTAATGTTTAAAACTTTTTAATTCACTAACTACTTTTTTTAAGTAGTCAATTTGTTCATCACCGTAATTAACTAAGACAGATAATATTTTTAATTTTTTTGGTGGATTACCTAAAGAAAACCCCTCCTTTTCATAAAGTTCGACTTCTTTTACCGCAATATTTTTTCTAAGTTCTTTGTTGTTAGAGTTTAAAGTTTCACTAACATTTGTGATAACATTACTATTTTTTAATAAACCCCTTTTTTCACTAACTTCAAATAAAAACTGGTCTCCATACCATATTTTATATTTCTCAGGGATATATTTATATTGTTTAATATATATAAAACAACCATAACTATTTGCAGGGAAAGTGTCTATTGGGTCAATTTTTAACCCCTCATTCGTTTTGTCTAACGAGATTCCAACAATGTCATAATTCGAATTTACCAACAAATTTAAGACTTTATCTAAGTCATTAATGATTATATCATCATTTGCTAAAATAACTTGTCGACAACTACTTAATGTATAACCTAAATTCCAAGCGGGATTAACATATATATTTTCACCCTTAGTATAATATAAAATTTTATTATATGGTTTAAGGTTAGGGGTTAACTTAGGGTCGTTATCTATTATAATAACTTCCTTAATTAAATCACATTCTTCATATATGGGTAACATTTTTAAAATTTTGTCACTTCTCCACATAGTGGGAATAATTAAACTTATTTTTTCTTCATTTATTTTCATATTATTTAATTATAGAGAATTTTTTATCATCTGAACTAATCTCAAATATATTTTTTTTAAATTTTTCAGCAATTGTTTTTGACATATTACTGTCTATTTCACGATTAGTATCATCAACAATAATTGTTACATGTTTATCAAATAAATACAAATGGTTAATTATATTTTCTCTTAGCCATCCTGGAGGGCCGTCTATAATTAATAAATCATATTTTTTGGGTAAATTTTTTTTGAGTATTTTTGTATCGTACCAATTATCAACTAACGGAGCAAAAATATAATTAACTTCATCTGATTTATTTAACCAAATTTCGTCATGCTCAACACTGTAAACCTTATATTTTTTAACTAACTCTATAGAACCATTCCCACTACCAAGTTCTAGTATTACACTATTTTCAGGAAAATTATCATTTATCCAATTAAACATCTCTTTTGATATTGACCAACCTCCAAAAGAATCATAATTTATATTAACACCCATATCTATTAAATATACACCCCTGTTAAAACTTGTCAATTACAAATATTTGGCTTATAATTTCTATTATGGATAAAGTATTAGTATTAAATGCGGACTATACCCCTATTAATGTAACAACAGTTTTTAGAGGGTTTAATCTTGTAACGAAAGGTAAGGCAGAGGTTTTAAAATCGTCAGACAGTCCTATTCTTGCGGGTGAACAATCATTTGTTAGACCACTTATTATCCGTTTATTAAATTATGTTAGACATAGAGTTCATAAATTGAAGATTAACCGTCACAGATTATTTAAACGTGATAATCATGAGTGTGTGTATTGTGGTAGTAAAAAGAATTTAACAGTCGACCACATACAACCTAAATCTAAAGGCGGACCAAACACTTGGCAAAATCTTGTGACTTGTTGTGGGACTTGTAATCGTCAAAAAGGTGATAGAACTCCTGAAGAGGCAGGAATGAAGTTAAGGTTTAAACCTTATGAGCCTTCTATTTTTTCGGAGGTCATTAATTCAAATGTCGAACCTATTTGGAACGAATTTAAAAAGTCATTTACTTAAAAACAAAAAGGTGTCTCTCGACACCTTTTTGTTAGATTTGGAATACCCCCTTTCTTTAATTGGTTTATCCCATACGAGTACTACCTCGTAGGTTTCTTAAGTTAAGGATAATGCTCCTTTTTTCATAGAATCTCCCATATTTTTCATCTTATCCGCAACTCCACCTAAAAGAGGACAAACTAATTTACCAATTGCGGTTTCAACTGTTTGACCAAATTTAGTGTCTTCCAACATTTCGATGATTCCGTTTCTTAATATATCATAGAACGCACCTTCCATTCCTGCCTCGTTTTTATATTTATTAACCGCACCCTCAACAATGGATTTTGTAAGTACATCACTTAAATAATTACATTCTGTTAATCTTGTTATTTCACCAATTGGAACGTTACCAACTGCGACAACAATTATATTTGCCATCCACCCATTAGGGTCCATTGGAGTTAACTTTTCAATTAACCATTTTGCAATTTGTTCTTTAAAGTACTGTAACGTAGAATCCGCTGCGGTACCGAATAAACCTTTTAGTGTGTCAAGGAACGTTTCATTAATAAAATAGGTATCATACCCTTGAGAGTTAAGATATGCAGTCTCTACAAACAACTCTTGAAACAATTTTTGTTTTTGAGACTTAGTTTTAATTACTCTATTTTCAGATAGAATATTAAAACGGTTCTTAATTATCTTATTCTCACCCAAGTCGATTTTTTTTTTGGTTCGCTTGATATCAAGCAAACTTTCATGAATTAGGTTCTTAAGTTCCCTATCTTTAAAACTTTCTTGGACTCCTCCTCCTTTACCAGTACTACCAGCGTCTAATGCCAATGAATAGTCTGTCACATTCCCAAATCTATCAGCAACTTTTGCGTTATATTGAATCGCCTCAACTTTTTTATCAAGTCCTCCAAAGATACCCATTGTTTTATAACTATAGTTCATGTTTTTACAACCATCGGCCATACCTAATAAGTCTTGCATTAATGGTTGTGCGACAACTACTTTCTTGTTGAATGCTTCAACATAATTTTGAAAAAATACTTTACAACTTTCCTTATCAAATTGACCTTTTTCAGAAAGCTCCTTCATCTTTTTTAGGTATTCCTCACCAGGTTTTGCAATATATTTATGTACAAAATATTGTCCTTGAGTAAAGTCTTTATACCCTTTAGGGTTAAACGTCGCATTAGATAAATCATAAGATTGACAATTAATAGGACTTTCTCCTTTTGGTCCGTTATTTAGTGAACACGGACCTTTTAAATATCCCTGACTCTCCCAATATGCAATTGCTTGGTCACTTTGATTTTGTTTGAGTTGGACCGCACCTCCTTTAACACATATCATTGCTGGTGAACTTCTTTGTTTGTCAAATTGTGTTGCTAAAGCCGCAAAATTAGGAACTTGTTTAAAAGTATCTGAAGCAAGATAATCCGAAATTTTCATCGCTCTCCATCCTTGAGCTAAAGAAGATTTATCCGCCAAACAATCACCATATTTTTTAACTTGACCACCAGCTCCTTCAATTTGAGCAATCATATTATTCATATCAGTACTCAATTGAGGATTAACACTTTGAATCAAATCTCCACAAGCCTTTTTAGCATACCACATTTTGGTTTGTCCTTGGTCATTATATGACATGTAATTTTGTAAATTGTCATCAACCATATAAACATACATTGACCCATCTGTCAAAGGTTCTGAAATAACTACTTGTTTGTAAGTTACCCCTCCTGATGTTACAGGTTGTTTTGCGTTAGCGACTACAACAGGTTGTTTTTGTTGTCCTGGTATTAAAAAACTAGCTTTATAAGTACCTGTACTAGGAATACACCCATAAACACATGCCAAAGTGAATTTTTCATTATCTTGGTATGACGTTCTACATGCGGTCTCATCACCCGCAAGAGCCTCATTTAAAAGTTTTTTTACTTTTTCTTGTCCTGTTGACTCTTGTAACATCTTTCTTAGACGTTTTTCAAATCTAATATTCATAGTTTTTGTATTTTTTTTGTTTTATATGAAATCTTCGATACTTCCACCTTGACTTCCTCCTGTGTACATTGTTGTGGTAGTTGTTGTCGAACCGCTTCCTCCTTGACCACAATTGGTCAAAATTTTGTCAACACTTTCTTGACTTAATGGAACACTATATCCTTTAGCCTTAAGAGCCGCTTCAGTTTTAGGCCCAAGTTGTCCGTCAGCTTTAACACCGATACACCCTTGGATTGTGGAGATTTGTCCTCCTTGACATCCTTTAGCGTAAGGTGGTTGAGAACATTTTTGGTAGTTTCCTCCACCACCTGTTCCGTCACCTCCACCGTCACCTCCACCGTCATCAGTGTCATCTTGTCCAGCACCTACACAAGACATTGTGTATTCTTGACTATTAATAGTAATCACAACACCTGTACCTGGCACGTCTTGCCAAGTACCCGTATATTTTCCATTACCTGTAACAAATTTTTTGTCATCATAAAATTTACCACCTCCAGCTCTGTCAATCGCTTCTACTCCTGTATCACTAATTAATACCGAACCATCTCCTTCATTAACCATTCTTTCAAAATCCTCTTTAGGAATATTTTTACCAATACAGTCAGGGAAAGGTGCGGAACCTTCATCAGTCCACCATTTGTAAACTAAATAAAGACCACCAGCAATCATCAAATATTTAAATATTCTTGTTCTACTAAAACCTACCATGGCCTTTTTAAATTTTTGCCAATTTGTTTGTCCTTTTGGTGTATATGTTTTGTTATTTACTCTTGGTTTTGTTGGTTTTTTTACATTTTTACCTCTACCAGCACCACCTTTTCCTGCAGTTTTAGTTGTTTTACCCACTTTACTAACAGTACTTTGAGCTCCACTACCTGCGGCTGAACCTGCAGCAACTTTATTTGCCGATTTAGCCATGTGTTTTCTTGCGATATCATCGGCAATATCTTTAGGAATACCTTTTTTCTGTAGTAATTTGGAAATCCCTGCCTCACCTTTACCCGCTTTAATAACTTTATCAAAAGTTTTTATATTATCGGCGTTTTTTAACATATCGGCAGCTAATGCGTTTTTAACATTTTTTGCGGTGTTAGGACTTTTCATTAATCCCATTTTAAGTTCTTGTTTTGCAACATCATCAAGAACTCCACCTTTTTTTAAATGTTTTAATATATCATCAGCACTTGAGAATTTACCAATTTTACCTCCCGCACTTCTAACAACATCGTCTAATTGTGTTTTAATAGCCGCTTTAGCCGCGTCATCAGCACTCGCAAACGCCGCTCTCGCCGCATCATCCGCTCCACTCATTAAAGATTTTAAGATTTTATCTCCAGCTCCCTCGGACAAAACTAACCTATTATAATTTTCAACCAAAGACTTTTTATGTTTATCTTGGGTTATACTTTCGTTTTCTGTTAGAGTATTATTAGATGAATACCCCATTAATAATTGGGCTCTTTTAATCTCTTCTAATATTAAATTGTTATTTTTCATATCTATAAATATATTACTTTTAAATAAAAATTATAGTGCTGCGATGTCAGCGTCACTAATACCTAAACTTGTACCTTCAGGGTTTGAAGTTAATTGTTGTGCCAGTTCCATTTGTGCTTTTTCTTCCGCAACCTTTAATTGTTCAGGAGTTACCTGACCTTTCTCAACTCTGTCTGCACAGGTGAATCCATCTAACCCTAACGCCGCACAAATACCTGCGGTAAGTAAAAACGCTTTACCTGATGCTTTAACAATAGTTCCTGTTGGAGGAATTGGTGTTTTAGGATTTTTAGCCCAAATTGTTTTTAATTGTTGTAGAGGTGTCGCTTTCTTAATTGATTCTTGAGACGCCTTTGAACCGAGTTTTGACGCCGCTACTTTCTTAGCATTTGCGGTGACCGTTTTCTTAGTACCCACGGCAACTGTTTTCTTAACACCTGTAGTTGTGGCGGTTTTGGCCGTTCCTTTAACCCCTTTAGCTCCTGCCGCTAATTCATCACTCATACTTGCTAATTTAGCGGTCGCATTTTTACCCCAATTGGCTAATGTTGTCATTCCTAATTTCTCACCTAACCAAGTTGCGGCTTTCGTAACATACCCTCCTAAAGTACCTAAACCTGACCTAAAAGCATTAACAACTTTTGCCAAAATACCTCCTTTAGACGCTGCTGCCGCTCCAAGTTGACCTAATGATTTTATTCCGACCATTGCCGTTTTAAGTAATTTACCTGCCGCAGGTAAAATTAAAGCCATTGCGTCAACAATAATATTAACCCAATCTCCTTTACCCTGAGACATTTGATATAAATCCCATAGTAACAAGGCCCCAAATATAATGGCGTTTGTTACTTGACCTACAACGGGAACGAAAGATAGACCTGTCAAAACTGCAGTACCTCCAGCACTTGTAACGAGACTTCTGATACCTTCCATAATACATTCAAGACCCGCCTTTATACAGTTCCAAGCCGCAGCTATTTTATCTTTTACGTAATTCCAAACATTTTTTGCTTTATCCGCGGCCCAACCAAAAAATCCTTTTTCTCCGATTTGTTTACCTTGGTCAACGACCCAATCTTTTGCAGCTACTGCTTTATCTTTGACCCATCCAGCAGCATTTGAAACTCCTGTTGCCACCGCACTACCAACACTTTTTATACCACCCCAAATATCACCTAAAATACCCTCAATAATAAGCTCATTAACACCTCCCCAAGCGTTTCTTACTCTTTCTTCGATTAATAAATTGTCAGTTGATTCGTTAATTAGTAATAATTTATTACCAAATTTTTCTTCCCATTCTCTAATAATGGATACCCCATTAGTAGGCTGGAACTCTTCGATTAATAAATTTAAAAATTTTCTTGGTTCAGAGGTGTATTCATTTAATGATAATGAACCTATTCTGTATTTAAAGTCAATGTTCTCTTGTAATATTTGACTTGCGATATTTAAATGTTCAAAAGTGTAGGGTACGAAATTTCTACCATTTAAATCATTTGTTTCATATGATAACTTTGAAACTCCTTTATCGGTAAAGATATACCCAAGATTTGCGGACATTCCAATAACTTGTGGGGTACTTTGATTTTTCATATTTAATAAATATAATTTGTTATAATAAAGTGTTGGCCTTTCCTCGATTTAATTTAACTATTTCATGCCATTTAGTAACACCTATTTGATTTGCAGGTCCTCTTGTAACACCTGATTCCCATTTTGTAACTGTTGGGTAAGCTGGTTTAGAACCACCTCCACTACTACTACTTGAAGCCGCGGCTTCTTGTTCACTAATTTCACCATCGTCGTTAGTTTTGGTGTACTCTTTCATAAGTGAAATAATATAATCAATATCTGACCTCATAGTAATAAATATTTTGTTTATCAAAAAATAATATTTATATTTGTAGACTAATAAATTTTTGACAAATGAAAACACTATTTTACATCCTTTTAGTTCTATTTTCTCTAACTTCTTGTATTAAATATGAAGAACCAACTTCCTTAAGTTTAAGTGGTGAGTATGTAATTGATAAGATAACCTATTCAGAAACTGAAAACACCACTTCTCCTGAAGATACTGTATATTATCCTGGTGATGTTTATGTTAATCCTAATGATAAATTTCCTATCGATAGTATCTACGTTGGATTCACAAGGTGGCATTTGGATTACAGTGTGATATCGTTTTCCCCAACCCCATTACCTTCAGGTCAAACATATTGGTCTCAACAATATTTTTATAACGTAGTAGGTCACTATAGTGTATACGATTTAGGTTATATTCAATTTGATTGTGGGAATGGAGAGAGAACTTTAAAAATAATTAGTGACGGTGCGGAAAGTTTGGTATTAAGAACTACAGGTCTTTGGGTTGGTGGTAGTTCAGGTACTAATGAAAATGTAACAATATATTTAACCAGAGTTGGACCTTAAAAAATTTCTGAATCAGGTAATTTACTTGGGTATATTAGATAATATTCATTTAAGAATGAAATTAGTTCTTGTTCGTCTACATTAGATTCATCATAATAATCTTCATCATAATCATCTTCAAACTCTTCATCTATTAAACCTCTATAATCGTCTTTTTCGTCATTGATGAAATCGTATCCAAAATCTCTAACCTCCTCAAAATAAATTTTATCTTCTCTTAGTTCATCTTCACTATCCAATAAAGTCCTAAAAGTTACATCCAATGTTTTAGTGGTGTCGTTAATATAAAAAGAAACAATTTCTTTAATTTCCATTTTTAGTATTTTTTAAATCTTCTAAACATATCTAAAGACTTGTTTACACTTTCTGTTAAAGATTGTAAACTTTCGTCATCTAAAGGAAATTCCGAACCTAATTCGTCTGACTCGTAAAATTCCTCAATATCATCGTTAAATTTTGTTTTAAAATTAACTTTTTCTGACCATTCGTCTTCATCTTCAAATTCATCAGAATCCTCATCATCAAAAATATCATCAAACTCTTCATCGTCAAATAAAGTATCGTTAAATGATTTTGAATTAAATTTTTCATCACTCTTACCGTAAGTCCCGTGTTCTAAATCATCATCACCATCACCTATCATATCCCTTTTCATTTCACCAAGACTAATAAAAATTGAGTTGTCGTCATCACCATCTACCATCATATTATTTTCATATGATTCATGTTCAGGGTAATCAAACCCAAAATCATAGTCATCGTTGTGAGACATTACATCTTCAAAATCGACAGTACCATTTTTTAAATCAACATCACCATCCCCAATCATATCCAAACCTCTGGATTCATTAATACCGAAATTAGTGTATGGTTTTACATTACCATGAATGTCAATATTAATACCACCTTTATCATTAGCAAAATCTTGCACATACAAAGGTTGTTGATTTGTATTGGTTTGGTTTTGCATGGTATAACCATTATATAACTCTTTATGTTGGTCAAGGATGTTATCTCTATCCTCTTTTGACATTTTGAAAAAATATGCGTTCATGTTCTTGTTTTTAATATAAATATGTTATTTTATTAGAATAAATTCATATAGTTTTCTAACACTTTAGATGCGTATCTTTGGATATATCTATTAATAGTATTCAAATCATGTTCTTTACCTTCGTGGTCTAATACATTCATGACGCCTCTTATCATTTCCGATTGAGCCATATTAGCGTCTTCTAATACCTCATTAAACGCTTCTTCATCGTGAATATCTCTATATTTAAATTCATGTTCTATTCTATCTTTACCTAAATAAAGATAAGGTGCGGCACCAAACATATTAGTAATACCAGATTCTCTGACTTTTATTAGATAATCTTTTAAAAACTTCATGTTGAAGTGTTTGAATACATCCGAATTTTTCATTAACCTTTTAGTTCTTTCAAATTCATCAACTTCCTTAATTTCTTTTTTACCCCCATCTGTCTTATCCCAAGCATCAACACTTGATATTAAATTTAAACTACTACCATTCTCCCATCTAACGGTGTATTGGTCATCCCCAAATACTCGTGAAACGTTTATTACTTCACCTAAAGTTCCTGGTGGTACTGAAGTTTCCCCATCCATGTGTAATAATCTAACAGTATCACCTACTTCTAATTTAGGATTAATCATTTTTTTAAAATTTGTTTAACAATAAATATTATAAAAGTATTTATAGTCAATGAGTGTTACGATATTAATAAATGAAGAACAAAAAAAACGCATCCTTGTTGAGGGTGGCGGTGGTTTTATTTTAGATGTGATTAAAAAAAACTATCTGAGAGTAAAAGAAATTCTTTCTGAGTCTTCTAGTCAAATTGGATTAAATTTACAATTTTTAATAACTTGGGGAGCTAGTATTGGGGGTATGGTAGGTCCCGTCGAGGAATTTATTAAAGGTAACTTTCCTCAAATAAATGATGTTGAGTTAAGCCTTTTATTAACAGGGGTTATTTCATCTTATTATCTTGATAATAAAGATTTTATTAATAAGATTTTTCTAAAGATTAAAGAGGTCGGTTTATCGGATATTTTTAAAATAATTTTAAAAAAATCTGACTCTTTATTAGGTACATTTTTAGATTTTATATCTAGTTTAGGAATCACCTTCCATAAAGTAACGAATATATTGAGTTATACTTTTATAATACCATTAATCCCGATGATATATAATATGGTTAAAAACCAAAATTTTACCCCTGAAGATATTAATCAGGTATTAATTAGAGTATCATCTTTTGGTTTATTAACCGTGTCAGGAATAGTCGTTAAAGAATTAATTAATAAAATAGTAAGACGTTTTAGTAGTTAATAATTTTACTAATAACATCACCAACTTGATTGTCTTTTAATCTATGTATTTCTTTATGATTATCAAACCAATCCTGGACCGCAACTTTTAAAGGTATCTTTCTTAATTTTGCAAGTCGTTTGAACCCGAATTTAAGAGCGTCTAATTCATGTGGTTGGGTGTAGTATTTATACGGGTCTTTTTCTTCAGGAACATCTAAATCAAAAATACCTTTATTTGATTGAATTATATGTCTAATTTCATGAGCTAAGGTCTCATTTAATTTACCAACTAATTCATAAATAATCTTAGACTTAACATTTAAATTATACTTAATGATAATTTCAATTGTATCGTCATCCCCCCAATAATTACCATCTACAACAACTGTTTTAATAGTTTCGTCTGGTTCTATGGTTAACTCAATATTAAATGGAGAACCCACCTTCCCAATATCATATACTAATTCATCAGGATTTAAATCTTCAGGTAATGTGAATTCACCCTCGTCATTATTTTTAAATACCCCAACAATATTTTTAACAATATCTCTTAAAGGTTGTCTCATTGTATTTTGTTCTTGTAATGTTTCTTTACCTTTTGGGGTTTCAATATCAATATCTTGGATTGTTACTCTAGCATCTTCATCAAATACTTTAAGTATATCTCTAATTTCAGTATTTAAATTGTTACGAAAATAATACATATTTTCTTTAAAATATTTTTTTAAAAAATCCCCATTTAATCGTCTAAGGAATAACATTTGACTTAACTCATCTCTAAAATTTAAAAGTGTTACAGAAACAATAGTATAATCGTAATATTCCCCAACACTTATCATTTTTTTATATCCTAAAATTTGGAATTTAAAATCAAAGTCGTTTTCCCCTGGTAAATCATAATCAAATATACCTCGTTTATAAGGGAACGTTTTACCCTTTAAAAAATTATTAAGTCTATCGACTTCTTTTTCATTTAACATAATAATAAATACTTTGTGTTGTCTTTAATTCGTTATTTTACTATTATTATAACATGGAATTATTAAACACTCACCCAATTAAAAAATCTGATTTAGGGTTTCATGGAAACTTATTTGGGGGTAAGCTTTTGGCATGGATAGACGCTGCAGCGGCAGGTTATGCTATGCAATTATGCGACACCCCAAGAATGGTTACTGTCTCAATTGATAAATGTTTTTTTGAGAAACCTGCTAAAGAAGGTCAACTACTAAAGATATACGGAAGCCCTCAATCAATAGGTACCTCCTCAATAAATTTATACATGGAGGCCAGAGCTCATAATGTTTACACAGGTAAACAAGTTTTAATTTTAAAAACTAATATAAGATTTGTCCATATTGATGAAGAAGGAAACCCAATACCAATCGGAGAAAAAGGAAGAAATAGAATTACAAAATTAATTAATGATGAAGTTAGTAATTAATTAATTTCATATATTTGTAATATGAAAAAATTCAGACTACCAAGAAAAATTAAGAAAAAAATCAAAGGTTTTTTTTTCTATCCTATGGATGAAAAAACTAAAACCTATCTAATGGCTCACCCAAAAGAAAATCAAGAGGATTATAACGCATATAATAATGGAGTTTTATTTGACATGCTCTCCGAAATTAAATCTAAATACAAAAACAAATGATTAATAAAAACACAAAATTCGATTTCAAAGATATAACCATTGTACCAGAAACTCTATCTAAAATTAGTTCAAGGTCGTCAATTAACATTTTTAATGAGGATGGTAAATTACCTTTATTTGTTTCACCTATGGATACTGTAGTGGATATGAACAATTATAAGAAATTTATTGATTTAGGTTTTGAAGTTTGTTTACCAAGAGGACTTAATCCCAAAGACGAAGATGTTTTTGTGTCTGTGTCACTTAATGAATTTGAATCAATGATGGAATGGTTTGTCTCTGAAGAATATAAAGATGAAAAAATAAAAATCTTGATTGATATTGCGAATGGTCACATGGAGAAGTTATATGACCTCTCAAAAAAGTTCATCGATAATAGAATAAGTGATGAACATAAATTAATGATTGGTAATATTGCAAATCCTAAGACATATAAAAAATTTGCCAAAATAGGTGTTGATTATGTTAGAGTAGGAATTGGTGGTGGTTCAGGTTGTTTAACTTCCGCAAATACTGGTATTCATTATCCGATGGCGTCATTAATTAATGAATGTTATTATGTGAAATTAAGTGGTGATTATAACACAAAGATTGTTGCTGATGGTGGTTTTAGAAATTATGATGACATTATTAAAGCACTTGCGTTAGGTGCTGACTATGTTATGTTAGGTGGAGTTCTAAATAAAACCTTAGAATCTTGTTCTGAAACTATGTTATTTAAGAGGATTCCTTTGGATGAAAATAAATCAAAGTACCTTTGGTCTAACTTCCCAAAATTACGAAAATATTTTTATAAACATTTTAGAGGTATGAGTACTAAGGAGGTTCAGAAAAAATGGGGTAAAGAAAAATTAACCACTTCTGAAGGTATTAGTAAATACAATAAAGTTGATTACACCTTAAATTCTTGGGTTGATAATTTTTCAGATTATCTTAAATCTGCAATGTCTTATACCAATTCTCAAGACTTAACTAATTTTAAAGATTCTGAATATATTTTTATTACTCAAAATGCGTTAAATAGGTATCATAAATGATATTTATTAGTGATGAAAACTAAGATAGTTTATTACGGAAAAGTTTATTATTGTAAGGCGTTTTTATTAGCCACCAAAGTTAGTGAATACTCCCATTTATTTATTTAAAGGTAATTTCAACTTTTAAGTTACCGTTCCCTTTAATAACCCTATGGTAAGTTTCTTTAGGTATTTCGTAAGTTTGACCTGATATTAATTCTTTAGGTAATTGGTTATCCATTTGTAAATACCAATTATTAGATTCTAAAATTTTAACAATTCTATCCTCTTGGTCAACATGCCATTTTAGTTCGTCATCATTAACCGATTCCGAAAAAATTCTAATTCTACTTTTGTTAGAAATTGATTCTATATATGGTACTGTTTCTTCCATTAAGTCCATTACCAACTTCTTGATGATTTTAACCCTAATTTTTTTCTATACCTTGAAACATTACAAGACCAATATCCTGCGGTTGTTCTATCTTTCTTTTGGTCACATTTGTGTCGTGCTCTAAATGATTTTGCTCTACCTTTATTAGAATTTTTTATTCTTAAATTAGGGTCCCCAAAGGTTACTTTTTTAATTGTTCCTTTAGGTGTTTTAACATAAACCGCAAATTTCTTAGGTCCACCAGGTGTTCTAAATGGACTATTTAATTTAACATTTTTTCCGTGATGTTTCGCTTCAGACAATATTTCAAAAACCTCATCTTCATATATCGGAGCATCTAACCAAACAACATCGCCATTCTCAAGGACTACCTGTTTACCTAAATTAGACTCAACTAACCATATATCGTCTTCATTTAATACTAATTGATTGTTTAAATAAAGTTCTCTTGCTTCGTTAATTAGTTCAAAATACTTATCTGAGTATATTCTAAAAACATTTTCACTAAGACTTATTTTGTTTTTTAGATGATAAATCATATCCTCAGACAACAATGGGTTACCAATTAATTTCATTGGAGGTAATTTATATTCTTTTAAAATTTTACTAATTAACGAATCAATATTTTTCATCCTATACTACTTTTATTAATAAATATTCATATATTTGTGTTATGGAAAAAATTCTTTTTATTGTTAGAGGTTTACCTGGGTCAGGTAAATCAACATTTGCAAAACAATTAACCTCAAACGTTTTTGAAGCCGACCATTTTTTTTATGATGAAAACTGTGTATATAAGTTTGACCCATCAAAAATAAAAGATGCTCATCAAGATTGTCAAGATAACGTTAGATACGCAATGGAGTCCAATATTCCTAAAATTGCTGTTTCAAATACCTTTACCCAAGAATGGGAAATGTCTCCTTATTTTATATTAGCAGAAAAATATGGGTATAGTATTTTCACTGTTGTTGTTGAAAACCGTCACGGTGGTAAAAATGTTCACGGAGTTCCTGACGATAAACTTGAAATTATGAAAGAAAGGTTTCAGTTTAAATTATGATTTAGAAGATTTTCGTAAATAAAAAGAAAGTCCAAAACATAATACCGATACGCAATATAAAATTAAATTTGCGTACCACAAACTCCCTGTTAGTGAGAAAAGTTGATATTGAATAATATCGAACCCAAATGGGTTGAAAAACATTCCTAACATTAAAAATTTTACTGAAAGATTCTCTTTGAAGATTTTCTTCCAAGTCCTTATCACTACTGTCATCCTCCATTCAGGTAGATTTAGTCTTTATAGTATAAACAAATCAATAAAAAGTTTATCTATTTATAAATACAATAATCTATAGATAATTCACCTTCTGACTATATTTATATAAAAAGATTTTTTATGAAAAAACAAGTAATACATGAGGCAAAACTTCGTAATATAATCAGAAAACATATACTTGAGCAAAACTCAATGGAACCTAAAGAAGAAAAAAAACCAAGATGCGTTCCTGAAAATGTAATTTCTTTAGATGAAATTGTTGGTCCTTCAGATAATTTTAAAAACTATACAAACACTTTATTAAAACGTGATGGTGGTATTAATGGTATGATTGATACTTTAGATATTTTAAGAACGTTAAGATTACACAACGTTGATGATGGGGGTCAACATTTATCATATAATTTAATGAATCATTTAAATAAATTTAGAAATAAAAATTATTATGATGAAACTACTGGTAGTTGTAATCAAGCAATGGATAAAGTAATTGAATTATATAAAGAAAATGAACATGGTGAGGAATTAGTTAAGGATATTGAAAAAGTTCTTAAACATAATGATACAGTTCCAAGAGCTAAAGAATATTTAAAGAGATGTTTAACTTTGATTAAAGAAAAATAATCCTCCTTAGTGAGGACTTTTAGGACCGTTACAGTTATGGTAACAAATTAAAGGGGAAGTTCGCTACTGTCCCCTTTTTTATTCGTTTTATTTAATATTTATAATATGACTAAATAAACCGTATAAACTAATTCAGATGGCTAAAGGAAAATCAACATCCTCATCCTCAATGAAGGTAAGTTTTGGTAAAAAAACTGTGGGTAAACTTAAAAAAAAGTACGGACCTAAAGAACAAAAACCAAAGGCTTATAAAGGACAGGGAAGATAAATAAACTAATTAAAAATAATAATATGATGAAACATTATTGGTCACCAACACCTAAAAAATGGAGAAAACTGGGTGACGCGTTATTAGCAGTTGCAACAATACTAGCGGTAGGTGGTATTTGGCAATGGGATACCTTAAAAGATTTGTTTACAGTAATCGAATTAAGAGCGATTATAGGTACTTCGATAGCTTTAGGGGTAGTTGGTAAATTTTTAACAAATTTCTTTAAAGAAGACGATAAAACTGAAGAATAAAGAAACCCCTAATGGGGTTTTTTTATTTTAAGAACTTTAAGATTTTATCCTTAACTCCACATTGTTTAATACCTTCATTGTAAGGTTTGGTTGTCATTACAAAATTATCAAGTTTTGATAAATCCATATCGTCTACCGCAACCCAGTGAGTAATTTCAGGATGATTTTTTAAATATTCATTTATTTCATGAACTCGAATATTCTCATATAAATTTCGCCATTTAAGTACTTCGTATTCTCCCTCGTTGAAGTCCTTCATGTCTGGTGTATAATCGATTGGTGGTTTAATACCTCGAGTTTTATACATTTCTATCATTTGGTTTAATGTACCATGTCGTTTCCAATCAGACGAGATAATGATTTCACAACCTGTAATATCAACAATATCATTCAATACTTTAACCGCCTTATTATCAAAACTATCCATTCGTATATCCATAGGAGTTTCGGGATTACTATCAAATCCTTTTTTCTTGAACCGTCCTCCCCATTGTGATGAAAGACAAATAACCCCATCATGGTCTAAAAATAACGCTTTCATTTTCTTAATATTAAATAAGTTATAATTATTTGGACAATAACTCCTATAATTCTGGCAATTGTTTTTGCAAACGCCATCCTATATTTCCATCCTTCTAATTTCTCCTCAAAAGTTAATTTTTTATTTTCTTCACTCATTTTATTTAATCTCAAATGCCGCTCTCATAGGTCTTTTAACTTTAACAGAGTCTTCATAATTACCAATCACAACACCATCTTTAATTGTAAATGCGTGTTGTCTAACTAAAATAAAGAAAGTCCCTTTTGGATTTTTCTTTATGAAAGTTCCAACAGTCATTTGTCGATTTTTAATTTCACCCTTTACTTTAACAGGATATGAAAGCGAATATGGTGTAAGTAACCCTTGTTTTTTCTCACCTAAAGGATATACTTTTTTCTTATTAACAGTAATACCATCGTCAAACATCTTAACCAATTTAGACGCGGTAAAAAAAGTTCCTTGTCTTGGTTTTCTTTTAAACACCTCAGCAACATACTTATGAGCGTCATCATATGGAATTTCGAATGAAGACGCAAATGCTCTTACAACACAATCATTAGTTTCAGTTTTTGCGGTTACAGAATCTGAATATCCTTTAATTGCTTTTGATGTTGCTTCGTATGGGAGTCTGTTTTTCATATCACAAAGATACAAAAAAATAATTAAAGTAAAAAACCCCTGAAAAAAAATCTCAGGGGTTTCTATCTCTTTGGAGGGATTACTTGTTAGTAACCTCTTCAAATTCAACGTCCGACCCATCGAATTCCATGTCACCCATTTGCTCATTTACTTGACTGTATAAGTCTTGAGTAATTTTGTGAAACTTAGAATCTAACTCTTCACTGACAGTTTTAATAGTCTCAATATCTTTTTTAGAATAAGACTCTTTTAATCTTTCAAGAGTTGAGGTGATGTCTGTTTTTTGTTCCTCTGTAATTTTATCCTCTAAATCTTTTAAAGTTTTTTCAACGTTAAAGATTGTACCATCAGCGGAATTCAGAACCTCAGCATCTTCTTTTGCTTTTTTGTCAGCTTCAGCGTTTAGTTCGGCCTCTTGTTTCATTTTTTCAATTTCTTCTTTAGATAAACCTGAAGAAGATTCAATCCTAATTGATTGTTGTTTATTGGTACCTTTATCCATTGCAGACACGTTAATAATACCATTAGCATCGATGTCAAATGTAACCTCAACTTGTGGTACCCCTCTCATAGCTGGTGGAAGTCCGTCTAAATGAAACCTACCAATAGTTTTATTGTCTTTAGCCATTGACCTTTCACCTTGTAGTACATGAATTTCTACAGATGGTTGATTATCAATTGCCGTAGAGAAAACTTGTGATTTTTTAGTTGGGATGGTTGTGTTAGATTCTATTAATTTAGTGAATACTCCACCCATGGTCTCAATACCTAATGATAATGGGGTCACATCTAATAATAATACATCTTTAACATCTCCACCAAGTACACCCCCTTGAATTGCGGCACCTAACGCAACCACTTCATCAGGATTAACACCTTTTGACGGTTCTTTACCAAAGAATTTCTTAACCGCATCTTGAATTGCTGGGATTCTTGTGGAACCACCAACTAAAATAATTTCATCAATATCGGAAACTTTTAATTTAGCGTTTTTAAGTGCAGTTTTACAAGGTTCAATTGTTCGGTTAACTAAAGAGTCAATCAATTGTTCAAATTTAGAACGACTTAATGTTCTTACCAAATGTTTTGGGATACCGTCAACAGGCATGATATAAGGTAAGTTAATTTCTGTTGAGTTTGTTGATGACAATTCAATCTTAGCCTTTTCAGCGGCTTCTCTCAATCGTTGTAGTGCCATCGAATCTTTAGTTAAATCTAAACTATATTCGTCTTTAAATTCTGACACTAACCAATCGATGATTGCTTGGTCAAAGTCATCACCACCCAAATGAGTGTCTCCGTCGGTTGATAATACTTCAAATACCCCGTCACCTAAATCCAGGACTGATACGTCATGTGTACCCCCACCACAGTCGAATACAACAATCTTCATATCTTTATCCATTTTATCAAGACCGTACGCCAATGCCGCGGCGGTAGGTTCATTAATAATTCTTTTAACCTCAAGTCCCGCAATTTCACCAGCCTCTTTAGTTGCTTGTCTTTGAGCATCGTTAAAGTATGCTGGTACTGTAATCACCGCCTCAGTAACGGTGGTCCCTAAATAATCTTCAGCGGTTTGTTTCATTTTTTGTAAAACCATTGCCGAAATTTCTTGAGGTGTATACATTCTATCGCTAATTGAGACTTTTGGCACACCATTTTCATCAACTATTTTATAAGGTACTCGTTTTCCTTCGTTTTTGGTTTCACTATATTTTGAACCCATAAAACGTTTGATTGATGAGATAGTTTTATCAGGATTGGTAACCGCTTGTCTTTTCGCAGGGTCTCCAATCTTTCTTTCCCCATTGTTTATAAAACCAACAACTGAGGGAGTTGTTCTTTTCCCTTCACTGTTTGTGATTACGATAGGTTCACTACCTTCCATCACCGCAACACATGAATTTGTGGTTCCTAAATCAATACCAATAATTTTTGCCATAAATTTTTTAATTTTTTGTAATAATATGTTTTTTTTATTATGGAGTCAAGTCCGACTAAAATATATTAATATTATACCAAAATGAAAAATGTGACAAATTGTCACAAATAAAGAAATAGATATGACATAATTGTCATTAATTTACGTCAATAGAATAAAGTCTATTAAAATTTCGTTGTAAGGTTCTACCAGATTTGTTAATTCTTGGTTGTAAAACTTTCATTAGGTCCAAGATATTAGTAGTATTATCAATTTTTTTATTAGGTTCTATTTTTAAAACATGTGTAATTTGATAATAGTCATTTATAAACCATTTCCATAAATTAGTTAAAATTGGGATTAAATAATCAGGGTTATAAGATTCTATTTTATCAACTAAAACATCAAACATTGTATCGGCGTCAAATTCTTGCATTAACTTTGAAGCAATATAATACCTATGTTTTTTAAATTCGTCAAAAGGTAATCTCATTCTAAGACTGTACATTTCTTGTACCATAGCCCTCATTTCATGAGGTTCTGAGAAATAGACAAAGGTTTGAAATTCTTGCCATATGTGGAAAATATCTTTAGGTACATTATAATTTTTACTTCCTGATAAACCTAAAGAAACATCAACATAACCTAAACCTTTTTCACTTCTCTTAAAGAATTCTAACATATGGTTGGTTTCATGTAGGATAGTATCTCGTAAATCACTAATTACTTCGTCTCTTTTAGAGATATCAAAATCTTCCCTAATATAAATATCAATTTCAAATTTCGCATTTACCGCGGAATCTATTTCATCTTTAACGTATTTTGGTAAACTATTTGGTGGAGTCGTTAAAAACGATTGGTCTGTACTCTTCTCCTCAATTTGTTCCGCACCTCCACCCGTGGAATATTCATCTTCGTAAGTTTTTGGGAAAATATTTTTATTAACATCAATTCTTATTTCAGAAATAGGGAAATCAATATACCCTTCTAAATCCCCCTTCCAAACTTCAGATATATCAATTAAACCTATCTTTAATTTGGTAATACCTGGCCTTTTATTTTTAATAAAGTCATCTAAAACAGGAATTATTTTTTGTAACATAATATTAGAATATGTAATTGACGCTCTGTTAACACCAGCATCTTCTGAGATTAAATTAACAACTTGTTTCTCTGTTATTACTATTTTCATATCTTATAAATATCTTTAATCTTGTTACTATGTATTTATTTGACTAAAATGTTGTATATTTGCGTTATGGCAAAAAAGAAAGAAATAATCGAACACAAAAAATGGGAGAGAATTTACGAAGACGATGAAACAATCGCCATATGGAGATATGATAGTAAAAAAAGTATGATTAATCCATATGAAGTTGAGATTAAGTACAAAGTTGAACGTAAAGGCGTTAAAAGAAGTAAGGTTTAATATTTATCAATATGAAACTACTTCAGATTTTATCGGAACGGATTAATAGAAAACGTTACGTTTCTCTATTAGTTCGTGATATGGATTATGACGAGTCCGAAGCTGAGGATGTTCTTGATGATATAATTAATACCGTAAAAAACCTACCAAACCCAATTAAATTATATAGGATTATACATGTCGATAGTAAAGATGACATTGATTTAAGAAATCCTGGTTCCCACTACGGTAAAAATAAAAAAGACTTATTAAGTAGTCATTCATTTGCCGATGGTGTCGGGGATGAATCTTACATGATTACTGTTTTAGCTCCAAAATCATTAATTGATGTAAAAGAGACCATATATAATAATGTCTTATATCCTCATGAAAATGAAGTTACCTTAAAGAATGAAGGTAATGGAGTTGATATAGTTTCAGTTAGAAAAATTAAACTTTAATTTTCTCTTCATCTAAGAAAATTAACCCCAATTTTAAAAATTCATCTAAAACTGGGGTTTTTGGTGATTTTATATAATATTCAGTCTCGGTATGTCTAAAAAATGCAAACCCTGATAGTATAGAATGTAACTGATTATAAATTTCTTTATCTTTGATTTTATAGACCTTCATATTATAAAAAAGTTATTTCATTAGTAATTGGGTTCCAATCAATACTCCATGGTGTATGAGAGTAAAGATATCGTTCATTTAATACTGAGGCATTAAAATAATGAGTATGTCCATCAAAATAATGACCGTGACCTGTGTGAATATGACCACAGATATGAATCTTTGGTTTTATTTGTTTGATTCGTTCTGACAATAATTCACAACCCAAGTGTTGACCACGACGACCTTCAACATCATCAACAAACCCCCATGCGGGACCATGAGTAATTAGAATATCAACCCCCTCAGGAATCATGTTCCATACGGATTTAAGTTCTTCACCATTTCGTGGTAAGTTAAATGCCCAATTATAAAATTCAGGTTGCCAAGGACTTCCCCAAATTTTAACTTCAGTTCCATTATCATCTTGTACTGTATGTAATTGGTCTTGGAGATATGTTATATTTTCATAGAAATCGACAATCTCTTTTACTTTATCTGAGTTATTTTGAAACCCCCAATCGTGATTACCCGCAATGAATAATTTATGGTCATAATTACTCAAACTATCATACCATTTAGCAAATTCACGAATTTCGTGCTCATACCCCATGGAAGTTAAATCACCACCATGTAATAATAAATCACCACCCTTCAAATCACCAGTTATGTGTTTGTGTTTATTATGTGTATCTGAAATTAATGTTATTTTCATGCTACTAAGATTGCGATTAGAGTTATAATAGCAAAGTATAACAATGCTAATGCAAACCCTGTGTCAAATTTTACTTTCATTTTTTTACAAATATAATATTATTTTTTTAATCCCACCAACCTCTCATACCGCTTCCGTCAAATTGTTTATACCAATCCTCCTCTTTATTAAATTTTGAGTAGTCCTGTCCTTTTAATATTTCGTATAACTCCACCCACTCAGACTCTTCAATTTCACGGGCTCTCTTAAATACTTTACTGTTGTGTTCTTTTTCTTTATCAGTCTCTTTGTCAACTAAACGAGAAACCCCATTTTTACCTTCAACACCCTCAAATTCCCATGGGTAATGAATTATTTCCCCGAGTTCAGATTCCGCCATTTCAATATATGAATCGTTATTGTAGTTTTGAATCAACTGAATTGCTCGTTTCATTGCCACCACTTTTTTAAGACGTGATTCATCAACCTCAATGCCGTCCTTTTCTATTCTTTTAGACATATGAATGAGCGCATCTTCAGTAAACATTAGCATACCGTGATGGTCCCACCAATAATGATTCCATAAACCTCGTTTAAATCTCCAAACATTACCTAAAAATCTCCAAATGTCATATCTAAAAACTTTGTAAGTCTTATACCACCAAGTATTTTTAATTGCCATTTTTTTGAGACTTTTTGAGAACGTATCAGCAAATTCTATTTTCATAGTACAAATATAACAAATAAAAAAAGACCTGTCAAATTTTAACAGGTCTTTTTTTTATTATATATAGTGGCTCTCTGATGAGAGTGATAGTGTTATATAAATATAGTGAAAAATAAAAAAAATCAATTGTAATTAAACTCCTGGAGTAATTTTTTTTTAATTTTAGTTTTATGTGCTAATGTTAATTTATTAAAAGTGTTGATTAATTTAAATACCATATCATTAGACAAGTCTCTCTCCCATTTATTTAAAAAATTTTCAAACAATCTAATCGCAGAATTTAATTGAGTAAAATTAACACAAGATTCAAGTACTTTAATTACCCAATTGAACTCTTTCTGAATACCAATCATGTCCATTTTTTTACTTTTTAAAAATGTTATTTAATTTATTAACTTCATTCATTAATTGTGTGATGTCTAATTTAGGTTTACCTGATGTTTGAGTATTCGCTATTTTAGAAATTTTATTTACGGTATTATATAACTTTTTCCCGTATTTAAACCACCAAATTGTTACTAAGGTAATAATTCCTCCTAAAAGTACAATGAGTATACTTAATAAAATGTTTGTAACCATAATCTTTTTATTTAAATATACTAAACTTAAAACCTATTTTCAATAGAGGATTTAGTGTTATATTTATCTTAATGAGAAATTGTTTAATGGTATTACTCAACAGTGTTTTCCAAAAAGAATTGGAGTTATTATATGGTAAAGGTAGTATAGTTGAAATTAATGATTTCAGATATTGTACAAATAATAAAAATTTTTCAATCGATTGTACTTTAAAGATTAGTGACGTTAATTCATATTCAGATATTGATATAGATGGGTTACGATTTTTAATCGACGAGTCTTGGAAATACACAGGTATGGGTAAAAATAAAATAACTTTAATCTCCTCTGTTGATATCCTATAAAAAACCCCTATTATTTTGAATAAAAATTTATAATATGAAAAAAGTTGAACATGGTAGTACTGTTAGTGTTAATTACACTGGTAGATTAGAAGATGGGTCAGTATTTGACTCGTCATTAACTGAGGGTAGAAATCCTTTAGAGACTAAATTAGGTGAAGGAACTTTGATTAAAGGTTTTGAAGATGGTCTAATTGAGATGGGTGTTGGTGAGAAAAAAACAATTGAGATTGAACCTTCAGAGGCTTACGGAGATTATATGGAAGAAATGGTATCATTCGTTCCTAAAACACAAATGCCTGAAGGAGTGTCGGTTGGGGATACTTTACAAGGTTTTAGCCCTATGGGTCCAATAACAGTTAAAGTTCTTGAGGTTAATGAAGAAGAGGTTAAAATAGATGCTAATCACCCATTAGCAGGTAAGAAACTTATTTTTGATTTAGAGGTAGTATCGATATCTTAATTTGATATTTTAATTTTTTTACTTTACCTTTGTATAAACATTAAAAAAATAAAATATGAAGGAAAAAATTAAAATTATCGCAAAAAAAACATCAATTTATTTAGTAATTGTCCTTGCCTGTTTATCCTCGTTTGTTGTTGGGTATTACTACAAAACGGTAAATACGACCCCAACTGACTGCTCAACTAATGTGGAGAACATTAAAAAAGATGAAGTTAATTTGGCAATTGACCAAAACAGTAACCTAATCATGATTAATCTTAAGACAGGTGATTACACCATTTACGAAGATTCAATCGGGAAAACTATTTTCTCGTTATACGCAAAAAACGTTTGGGGTCAACATACTAATGTCACACAATAAATAATATTAATGTTATGGAATTAAGACAAGTTTTGATAATATCATTATCTGTATTAAGTTCTTTGGTTATTTTCTGTAGTATGGAACCCTCAACTCCAACTACAGAAAATACCAGCATTATTTTAGAAAATAAAGGCGGTGAAATTATTAAATCGTCATCGTTGGTTATGTATGATAACCTTGAAAAGTATTCTTCGGAATATAATATACCTAAATACATAATTTACAATATAGCCTATCTTGAGACTACTTATCGAGGTCCTTTTGATTGGAGGTATAACCCATCTAAAATTTCTTGTGTGGGGGCTCAGGGACCAATGCAAGTAATGCCGTCAACTGCAAGATTAATCCATAAATCCCCTGTTTCCGTCGAAAGATTACGAAATAATATAGAATTCAATATTAGGACAAGTGCCATGTTATTGGAAAAACTATTTAAGAAATATGGTGATTGGTCGGTAGTATGTGGTTGTTATAATACAGGTAGACCCATTGTTAATGGATATGCAAAATTCTGTACAAGTAATTTAGATTATCAAAAAAATTGGGTTTATATCAATTAATCGTACATTTTATCCTCTTCTTTAGGATATTTTTTTTCAAATTTTTTCATTAGTTGTCCAGCATAAGCGTTTGCTTCGTCTTCATTTTTACCACCAATGTCAGGACCGTGTTCCCGTTTTAAAACGTTCAATTGATGTTCGTGTACCCATTCATGTGCCAATGTTCTAAGAATATCCCTAGTCATTCTATTCTTACAAAGAACCTTCAATTCACTTTTATCATTTCTACTACCAGTTGTCATCCCTCCTTTTCTATGACCTAAAAAATAAACAGTTATGTCATTTTTAAGTGGAAACTGTGTTTGCAAAAATTTTAAAAATTTATTATAAAATTCGTAATTATCTTTTCCGATTCCTGAATTATTATGTACTATTTTGACTTTCATATATTCAATAAATATTTATGTTAGTAGTATAATCATTATTTCATGACTAAAAAAATATTAATTTCAGAAACTGAAAAAAAAAGAATAAAAGAACTATACACCTTAGACGAAAACAAAATCATGGGTATGGATACTGATGCGTTTCTCAATAAATTAAAATCAATGTTTGACCCATCAAAACCACAATCATCAAAAGACGATAGTTCGAGTGAAAAAAAATCAGACTCAACCGATAAATCCACTGAAAAATCTGATGACAAAGAAGGTGTTAATACTTCAGGTTCTGATGATTTTATGACAATCACTAAAAAAGTAATTGATAATTTTGAGGGTGGTTATTGGAACTATTGGGAATGTAAAAATCATCCTCATTCCGCAATGTTTAATAACTCAGGTGAAACTATGTTTGGTCTGGATAGAAAAGCGGGTAATATTGAAAATATAAGTAGTGATGGTAAAGAATTTTTTAGAATAATTGATTCAGAAAAAAAGAAATTGGGTATGTCCGAATTCTGTAAAAAATGGAAATGGGGTTATAAAGGTGGTGACCTTGAGAATAAGTTGAAAGACTTGGCGGCAAAAATTATGAAAAGTCTTTATGAAAAAAATATGAATTCTTTCGTTAAAAATCCTGAAACTAAGAAAAAAATAGAAAGTAATAAAGGATTAATTTTACATATGTCTTATGCTACTTGGAATGGTCCTGGTTTCTTTAAAAAATTCGCAAAGAAACTTGATGATGGTGTAAGTCAAGGTAAATCCATCAAAGAATTAGTACAAATCGCTAAAGATAGTAGAACTGCAAGTTTAGGTGGAGCTTGGGCTAAAGGTACTCAGAAAGTTAATAATATGATAGATAAAGAGTCGGGGTTGGCTTAATTACCAAACCCCATTTTACCTGAACCTTTAATTGTTGGTGTTTTTTTCAATCCTTCAAGATTCTCCATAGTTTCTTCAAAACTTCTACCCATTACTATTACAGAAATTACTACTTCTTTTAGATGTGATAATGACATTCCTTCAGTCTTTTTTACCCATTCCTCTATATTAATATTAGTTAAATCTTCCTCATTTAATTTATGATTTATGTAAGCTCGTCTAATATCATCATTAGGTAATTCGACTTTATATCGTCTATCAAAACGTGAAGGTCTGTTTGTAATTCTTTCTTGTAATTTTTCAGGGTAGTTCGTTGTTGCAATATAAACTACACCTTCAATTTGTTTAACCCCATCAAGAATATTAAGTAATCTTGCCGTTTGGTATCTATTTTCACCTGCCAGTGAATCAATATCTTCCAATAACACTACTAAAGGTCGATTAGGTTCAACTTTTCTAAATGTTGCAATAAATGAAGTAAATCTATCAACATCTTCTTCATCTTTAACATTTAAAACAATACCATCTTTTTCGATAAGTTGTTGGGAAATCAATTGGATAATACCTGATTTACCACATCCTGGCTCACCGTACATTAGAATACCACGTTTATGTACAAAATTATATTTTTTGTACACGTCAGCTCTACTCCAAAAGTTATCAATATCCTTTAATATGTCTGTAATTTCATATGATGGTAAATGATATAATTCATCGGTTTTAAATGGTTGTTTTTTAAGGGTGTGTGTTTGTAATGAACCATTCCAACCAATCTCATAGACACCCGCAGGAACTTTAGGTACTGTAACATACGCAGGTGCATATTCATCATTTTTTAAATTACTCCAACAACAAGGAACATCTATATCTTTTTGAGTATTTTCATCGTCTTCCGTAATATCTCTCTCAACTTTTAGCTTCTCAATAGTATCTCGTAGACTCATTGGTTCTTCTTCCGCAATTTCGTAATTTTCCATAATATTTTTTTTTAATTGTTTTCTAACACCTTATTATTTTGTAATTCATCCCAATCACTTCTTTTCATGGCAACTGTAATACCATCTATAGTACAAAAAACCTCATCATTATAAACTTTTGGGTTTTTTATTTTATCGAGACTAACTTTAATCTTATTATAGTATGTCCCATCATTTGCAAATCTTACGTATATCTCTTTTTTCATATTATTTTATTTATGACCATCCTCTACCCGATTGTGACATCGCGTTTATTCTTTGTTGTTCTAACCAACCTAAAAATTTGAATATCTTTTTCATATTAATCGGTTACATCTGTCAGGTATTGTCCTGAGTTAAGTTTTACTTTATAACAACCTTCTTGGTTATCCATTTCGTCCATCCAGTTATCCCAATTTTTATCCAATAAGTCAACAAACGCATCGTTATTACCTCTGTCTTTATATCTTTGGATATATTCGTCCTTGATGTCCCTATTTGGGTAAACCAATACATAAGGTATCCCTCGTTTAACAAGTGCATCCCTAACATCCTTATGTGATGATACAAGAATCTTATCTACCTTTGGGTCTTGGATATTTCTCTCAATGTGTTCGATATAGTTTGCAGGGAAATTCTTCTTATCAAATTTTGAGCTATCGCTATCCAATACGTTTTTATCTGTAGTGTTAAAATAAGTTGTTTTCCCTACACCAGGGAATGCTGAATATACTTTTGTTTTCATATTTCAATATTTTTTTGGTCCCCATTTGCCATAGAATATACAACGTGGGTTGGGTCCAATTTAAATTGTAACCCCTTTAGTTTATTTGCGTATTTTTTACCCATACCTGGTTTTAAATAACCTATAGTTAAATGTGGATGGTAGTTAGGAAAAGATGTCGTGTGTGGGTAATTTTTTAGTTCAAAATTTGTTTCATGTAGGTTCGGTCCACTCGCGTCAAATTTTAAAACATCGTAGTTTTCATTTTCAAATAAAGATGGATTTGTGATTCTACAAGTCCCATAATCAAAACCACTAATAGTATCTCTAACATCTTCTTCTGTTACATCATCATGTAACCCATAAAGTAATGTGGTGTGTGGTTCATCTTCTAAACCAAAACTTCTATCACCATCTTCGGTGTAGATATCTTCTTCATCGATTAATGAATGTAGGTTTTTGATTTCAGGAAAATCAAAATACAACATCACACATCCATAATCATACGTTTGTTTTTCGCTCATTTTATTTATTTTAATTGAATTATAACTTTATTCATGTACCCCTCAAGAAGAAAAAGTTTTCTTCTAATACCAATATTATCCATGTCAGCTAATAACCTCAAATAGTCGTTTAGTTCTTCAAGTAGTGTTTGTGGTTCAACCTCCTTTTGAATTTCTAAGTCAGGAAATGTGTTTTTAAGTGCGTTCTGTTGTCTGATTGGCATATCACCATCTGATAGTTGTGGGTCGTTCCAATCATTCTCAATTTGATTATAAGTCAATCCCCAAGTATTACTAACATTATTAAATTTATTCTTAATAATCAAATTAATATCAACACCAGTTTTTAAACATTCTTGTTTAACATTATCTAAAGTGGATATATCTTTATCAAATTGGCCCCCATGTTCTTTACTATGGTCAGACAATTTTTTCTTAAATGAGGACATTTCATTAGTGGTATATAACTCCACACCATTTTGAGTTATTGTCATCTGTAATAAAAGTTTTCCGTCGAATGTTTTAAGTTGATGTTTCATAGTTTAATAAAGTGTTGTAGAGACTTTGCCATTGACTCTCTAATTAATTTATGGTCGAATCCTTCATAAGCAAATTCCATTTGAAATTCGAAAACCCCCAAATCTCCGTTATCATCTTCGTACACATCGATTGATAACCAAGGGTATCTAAACTCATCCATGATAGGTTTAAATTTACTTATAAAAGGTTTTAATATTTCCTCAAAATAAACCTCATTGATTCTTTTTGGTTTTGACCCATGACTTAGATTACCACAAAATTGACCTTCACTTCTTTCTCGTTCATATCCCAACACTTCATTTGGAATAAAATATAGGATTCTAAACTCTTTCCTAACATTGATAGGTTTTTGTATTAACATACAATCAATACTATCCTGAATGTAAGTTTTCATATGATAAGACTCAGGGTCCTGACTTACGGCTTCCTCGATTTCCTTATGAAAAACTTTCTCGGTGTTTGTTTTACTATATAAACAATCTTTATAATCTTTTCTTTTGATTAATTTCACACCAATACCTCTAGCTCCATTAATTGGTTTAACCACAAATTCGTCTAAATCACAATAAGAATTTAATTTATCTGTTGTATTTAAACAACCATTTGTGTTAATATCGTAGTAGGAATCAGGATGAGGTATTCTATACCTTTCCAATATTTGTATTTGGTCAATTTTGTCAAATCGAGGTAACCCAACAATAGGTACTCCTTTTGCCATCATTTCTCGTTTTAAATTAGACGAAAATTCAGACTCATGTTGTAGGGCTAATGATATATTAGGACAAGTTTTAGTTACAAATTCAAATTTACTTAAAACTAAATCAGGTCGATGGTCAGTATCTGTTACAAGAATTTTATACACTTTAAAATAGGTTTATTAGTTAGACAAAGGAGCTTTAATTGTTGGGTGTGACTGATACCCCTCAATAATAAAATCAGTATTCTCTAAATGAGTTATTAAACTTATATCTTCACCTAATGATTTAAAAAAGTCATTAGTTTTCATATGACTCAAAAAAGGTAGTTGGTATGGTTCTCTTGTTAATTGTTCTCGGGCTTGAGAGATATGATTGGAGTACAAGTGAACATCACCTAAATTCCCAATTAATTCCTCTGGAACCATATTAACTAGTTTAGCAATTATTTCCAATAACAATCCGTAAGAAGCGATGTTGAATGGTAAACCTAAGAATGTATCTACTGAACGTTGATTCCACATTAGAGAGATTGCTCGTTTAGGGATGTTATGATAATCTAAAAATCCATGATGTCTATTATCATAATCGACAGTCCCGTTTCTAGTTCTTTTTCTCATTAAATCTAATCTCTCATCCAAACTCAACTCTCTTGTATAAACTTGAAATCCATAATGACAAGGTGGAAGAACCATTTGGTCTAATTCACCTACATTCCAAGCATTAACCATCAAACGTCTTGAGTCTGGATTGTTTTTAAGGTCGTTGATTAGGTTTTGGATTTGGTCATTTTTTGGTACCTCTTTGTAGTGCGTAACCGCATTGTGATGCCATCCTGAAGGTACTTTATCGTACCCTCCAAAAGCTCTCCATTGTTTACCATATACAGGACCTAATTCACCCCACTTCCTAGCAAACTCATCATCTGTTTTGATTTTGTTGATGAATTCTTCTTGAGTGTAGGAACGTTTGACTGTTTCATCCTCATAAAATTCGTGGCCATCTTTATAAGCGGTACAGTAATTCTTATACGCATCACCATCCCAAATATGACAATTGTTATCAACTAAGAACTTAATGTTTGTATCACCACGTAGGAACCATAGTAATTCTGTTACCATAGTTTTCCAAGCCATCTTCTTGGTTGTAATAAGTGGGAACCCTTCTTTCATTTTGTGTCTTATCTGACGACCAAATACTGATTTTGTACCAGTTCCCGTTCTATCTTTTTTTTCTATACCATTACTAAAGATATCAAAAAGTAAATCTTGGTATTGTCTATCTAAACTATTCATATTTTAAATTTTAACCATCCACAAATAATACTCGGTATTGTTTGATGAACCTGTAGAAATATCAACGAACTTATTTCCGTATACAACTCCATTAATTATGTTATTGTCGTTAATGTTACCACTTAAATTACCAAATGGGGTATAATTTAATGTAAGATTATAAACGGAACCCGTAGGATACAAACTATACGTCGAGTTAAATGAATTATAATAATAATTTGTGTTAGTATCAAATGTTAATGTATCATTTAATGGAAAAATTTCCCCAAATTGACCAACTCTATATTGAGTTATTACCCAAGTATCCCCAACAACATCTAATAAAACTAAAGTTGTGTCATTATTTGGAGGTACGACAATATCTTGATTATTTTCTTGAGGGGTTAGAATCTCTTTTTCACATGAAAAAAAGAATAATGACAATAGAATGAAAAATAGTGTACGCATAAAAAAACCTTTCTACAAAGATAGTAAAAAGGTTTAAGAAATAAAAATAAAAAACGAGAAAACCGAATAGAGTGTGTTGTTGTTAACCGTTTATGAGACAGTCGTCTTTACCATTTGACTAATTCGGTCACTGACCGAATATAGGATTCGAACCTATATAATTTACGAAGTAACTCTAATCTAACTACGTTTTTAATAATATTGGGAGGAAACTGAGAAGGTATAAAACCCTTTCGGGTCTCGGTGGGAGTTGAACCCACGACCTATTGTACCAAAAACAATCGTTCTAACCAAATGAACTACGAAGTAACCTTCATCATCACTACCCAAGGCTATAATATAAATACAAAGAACGTTATAAAAAAATGGAGGAAAGTGGGGAGTGTATGTTTGTTTTTTTATCCTTATAATTTACGAAGTAACACTCCCCTCACTACCATTTTATTTTTTAAATCTCTACTTTACGAATCTTTTCAAGATGGTAAGTAGGGTTGAATTCTGATTTTGCAATGTCATCAAACATTCCGTAACCGTAACCGTAGTAATATCTTACTTTTGGTCCTGCAATTGCCATAGTTCCGTAAGAAGCCAAGTCAATTGAATACACATATGGGTCACCAACCTTTTCAACATAACTTGTGTATCTACTGTATGTAGAACCCATGTTACATTCGTTGTCAGACAAGATGAACACACGGTCGTACCTTCTTCCTGAACGTTCAGCAACTCTCCAAGCTTCAGATAGGGATGTTCCACCCATGTTTCTTTGGACTGTTTTTGCCAATGAGAACACATCTGAGTTTGTGTTATAGTTCACATATTCCGCAGATGAACCGAAACGAATCACATCAGCATTTGTTGCTTTCGCAATTGTCATACCAATCAGTGACGCCTTGTCCATACAACTTGAGTTATAACGTGTCTTTCTGTTTGGGTCCATGATACTTGTTCCCATTGAACCTGACATGTCAATCATTACAAGGTTGTTACCTGTTAACAATTCTGTCAAGTTTGGAAGTGCTTTCTCATAACCTGTTAACAATGCTTTTGAGATTTTTCTCGCATTTGAGTCGTTAAACTCTGAAATTAAAACCTCATTTGCCATGTCAAGTTGGTATGGCATTATCTTCCCTTTTAGAATTTCTTGACCGTTAGAGATAAGGTCACACAATTTGTCAATTGTTGAACTTTCAGGTTTGTTTAACAAAATGTTACGGATATTACGAATTGACGCCAAGATACCCAATTTGTTTTCTGTCAAAAGACCTTTCCAGTTTTCTGATTTAGCTTCAGTCAACACTTTTTTAGCTTCAGTGTCAGAAAGTTTACCTTCCTTAACCGCTTGTGCCACGATTTGACCTGCTTCAGATTGTGCAACTTCCCAAGTATCCGCAGATACATTGTAACCTTTCATGATAGCTTCGAACGCTGATACTTTTTTACCTTCGTAGTCAACTACCGCCTTTGAGTTACTTGGGTTTGGGTGTACCAAGTTAATGATATCCAAAACTGTACTCTTATATTTCAATAGTGAATAAGTATCCATTGTTTCAAGTGAAGAACGGAAACCTCTTTTCATTGCGTTTGTGATACTTGAATCATTTAACGCGGTGAAACAAGCCGTGATTTCACTCATATCGTCAGGACGGAAAATTAATCCACCTTTTTTCTCTTTTTTATTCCAAGGACCGTAGAATCTTTTAGCAAAGTCCTTACCACTCAAATATGGTGCTAAGTAAACTGACGCCAAATGGTTAATACTTCTCATACCTTCACCAAGACAACGAGAGTATACGATACACTGTGCGGCAAAATATGGGTCTTCTTTACCACAAACGTCAACCAAAGATTTTAATTCTTTCATGGTCCCGTTTTCTGAACGGTAATATTGATTCTCTAACTTAGAGGTATTCAATAGAGAGATAAGTCTCAACCAATTGTCGATTGAATACGCTTCAAACCCTTGTAGGTTTTTAGTATTAGGTTTTTTAATAGACTTAGCACTTACTAAGTTTTCTTTTGGAGCCATTTTCCCCACTTTTTCTTTCAAGTTTGTGTTTCTGAATTTACTCATGTCAATACGTTTTTTACGATTATGATATAACTATAGGTGATTTTTTTAGGAAGTCAAATCGGGTATTAAACTTTTGTTATAGAAAATTCATGACCTGTAAAATTTGACATGTATTCAGTTAGATTAAATCCTGACGGGTGAACACCTGGTGTGTTATCATCTTTCTTATCTTCGAACCGAGCACCTATGAATATTGCAGGTAAATCTTTGACCCATTCATTGTTCTCATTTAATTGGTTCCTTTCAAGAACTTCATATGAGATAATTTCTATTTTAACATTAGGAAAGATAGTTTCAAACATTTTTTCCACGAATTCTTGTTTCATTTATAAATTATAGAAAAAAAATTTCTAAAAAGTAGATTTAATAAAATAAAGTCATTATATTTGTCAGTAAGTTTAACATTAATCTAAAAAAATAAAAATGGGAAAATCAGCAACAAAAGGTCGTTACATTTGTAAGGTGGGGTTTTATGATATCTACGCTAAAGACGCGATGAGGTCAATAAAAAATAGTGAGAAAAAAGAAGTCGCATCAACTGAATATGTGATTTATCATTCAAAAACCCTTAAAGAAAAAGGTTTTAAAACTAAAGATAGTGCGATAGATAAGGCAAAGTCTTTGTTAGGTGAAAAAGCCGTTAATTACGGTTTATAAAAAGAAAACCCTCTTATGAGGGTTTTTTTATTATTTTTCTTTTTTACATCTAAGTTGAGTTGTTCCTGGTTTTGGTGGATTTGGGTCCGTATATACGGTATAACCCCCAACCTCAGTTTTAACCCAAGTTTTTTCATCAACATTAAATTTACCCGATGAACAATCAACAATCACTTCTAATTCATCTTTCTCTATTTTAATAGTTGTAGTTGTTGTAGTTGTTGGGGCGGGTGCAGGTGCTGGCGGAGCAGGTGCAGGTGCAGGAGCGGGTGCTGGCGGAGCAGGTGCGGGAGCCGTTTGTTCTATCAAATACCTCTGTTCAAGTAAGACATTCGCCAATTTTATCAATTCTTTTTTTCTATAAGACATTTTTTCTTTTTAAATAAATATATTACACTTCTTATTACTATAAATATCTTTAGAATATTTATTATTATGAATCAAACAGTAAGAACATTTTTAACTGAGGCGTTAGGGGTACCTGAAAATATTGTGGAGTCCGCAGAAAAACTATATAAGAACATTAAAAACTATATTAATAATCTTGAGGACCCTATTGAGGAGGAATATGAATTTACTAAATCAATCTCCTTGAGAATTTCCGATTTAACAATTGATGAGATTACGATGACTCTTGAATTTCATGAAACGAGTCAAGTTGATGAGGTTCGTTACTATTCGATGGCGTTTTCACACCAATCTAAATTTGATGATTCATCTTTAAAAATTATCGACAAACCTTTTTCAGGTAATGTTAAACTACATATTAATTTTGCATACCCGCCAGGGTCTACAATGGACGATATTAAAAAATATTTTGACACCGCGTCAAATGATTTAACTTCTTCATTAGCGCATGAATTAAAACATTCATACGACTCGTTCAAAAAACCACATAGAACAGTTAAATCTATGAGTGATTATGTTGGTTATCAAAAAACTAATTTCCCATTCAAACCAATAAGTGATTTTTTATTTAATTTGTATTTTATACATGGTATTGAGAACTTGGTTAGACCATCAGAAGTTGCCTCATTACTTAAATCAAGTAAAATAACTAAGAATAATTTTTATAATTTTATTACAAATAATGAAGTTTATATGAAATTAAAAAATGTGTATAATTTTACATATGATAATTTAGTAAATGAACTTAAAAATGAATCTGAAAATATTAGTCATTTTTTAGAA